GATGGCCGAGAATCGTATTCTTCGCGACATTGATTTGGACGTGTTTAAGTTAGAGGTCACAGGTACGATGACTTCTAGCAATAGGTTTTTAACCACACCTAGCAATATTTTGACGCATCGTTATTTAATTCTGACAAGTGCTGCTAATGAGCAGTTGTTTTTAGATTTTCGTGATACGTCGTTTATGAAAGAGTTTTGGCCCAACGGTGCTACTACAGGAACGCCTAAGTACTATTCTGTTTGGGATCAGGACACGTTTTATGTAGCACCTACACCGAATGCAAATTTCTCAGTAGAGCTTGGATACATTTACCGACCAGCGCAGTTGTCGTCTACAAATACTACAACGTGGGTGAGTAATAATGCTCCTGAAGCGTTGCTTTATGCCTGTTTGATACAGGCGTATAGTTATACAAAAGGTCCTTTGGAAATGCTTCAGTACTTTGACAATTCGTACAAGCAATCTATACAAGGACTTGGAGTGGAGCAGCAAGGTCGTCGTCGTCGTGATGAATATCGTGATGGCATGCTTAGACAACGTCTTAAATCGGAGACACCGGGGCCATGATGGGAAATTCTGGAGGAGCTTTACTAGGCGAAATCAAGGCCGTGATGGTATCTGGAAGAGGGTTTACCCCAGAAGAAGTTGCCGAAATGGCGTTGGAAAAAATCGTATACATCGGAGAAAGTTCTCATCCAGCTATTCGTGATCAAGCGGAAGCGTTTAAGGACCATATTCGTGTGGTATTAGTGCGGTATATGAAACAAGCGGTTGCTTCTCATAACACCACACTGGCAAACAAGTTTCGCGATGCAGGGCATCCCGAGCTAATTAAACTTTTGGAGAATTAAAATGGCTATTAGCGTAACCACAGCAATGCCTACGTCCTTTAAGGTAGAAATCTTAAAGGCAGTACACAATTTCACGGCTTCCACTGGCAATACGTTTAAGATTGCTTTGATGAAAGCAACCGCTGCTGGCTCAGGAACGTATGGTGCAGCAACTACTAGCTACCTCAACTTGACCAGTAACTCGGACGAGGTTGCTAATGGTAGTGGTTACACCACTGGCGGCAATACACTTGTTTCAGTTACTCCTGTAGCGTCTAGCACCACAGCCGTATGTGACTTTGACAATACCACATGGTCTGCCGCTACGTTTACTAGTTGTGGCGCTATTATTTATAACGATTCAGCAACCGGTGATCCAGCCTGTGCTGTGTTGAGTTTTGGTGGTGATCAGCAGGTTAGTTCAGGAGACTTCCAGATTCAATTTCCTGCGCCTGTTGCGGCTACTGCAATTATCCGTATTGCTTAATAGGAAGAGAATGTGCCGAACCTCGTTAAAGCGTGGGGTGAAGGAGCATGGAATGATGCTACGTGGGGTGGAATCCCTGCTACCAACACGGTTGGCTGGGGTTCAGGCACATGGGGACAAAACGCTTGGGGCGGTATTGTTGAAGCAGTCATCCCCACAGGTGTTGAAGGAACGGGAAGTGTAGGAGATGTTTCATTTGTTGTTTCGGCTAATCCGGTAGGGGTTGTAGGAACAGGATCAATTGGTACAGTAGTTATACCGCAGCAGGTGGTACTAACACCTGATGGTGTACAGGGAACCGGAGCAATTGGCACCCCTACGTTCTTCTTTGGCTTGGTATTTGTGCCAACTGGCGTTTCGGGCACGGGCGCGGTAGGCGATACAACAGTAGCTTTATCGCCCACGGTTACGGTTACTGGGGTACAGGGCACAGGTTCAATAGGAACTGTATTTGTACCGATTAACGCTGTTGGTGTACAGGGAACAGGCAGTGTTGGCGATGTCATTCCAGTATTTGAGGAAATAGTTGTAGTAACGGGCGTAGAAGGTGTTTCTGCAGTTGGTGGAGTTGGAGTATCGGTTGGAGACTCAGTTCTTCCAGTGGGAATAGCCGCAATTGGCAGCATTGGCTCAATAGCGGTAAGTTATACTCACGTTGAAAATGCAGTTGGAGTCACAGGCACTGGGTCAGTAGGAGTAATTCTTATTCGTGGGTGGTCTGTGGTCGATGATTACCAAGACCCTAATTGGGTCCAGATTAATGTGGCATAAGGAAAAACCATGGCAAGTACATTCAGCCCTCTTAAAATTGAATTAATCACCACGGGTGAGCAGTCAGGCACGTGGGGTATTACTACCAATACCAATTTAGGCACAGCAATTGAAGAAGCGATTACAGGCACTGCTGATGTTGCATTTTCTAGTGCTGATGTCACCCTAACGCTTACCGATACAAATGCCACTCAAACAGCGCGTAATTTGCGCTTAAATTTGACAGGTACATCGGGCGGCGCAAGAAATTTAATTGTTCCTGCCATTGAGAAACAATACATTGTAAATAATGGTCTGGCAGATGCGGTAACGGTTAAGAACGCATCAGGCACAGGCGTAGCTGTTCCGGCTGGCAAAACAATGCTGGTGTTTAACAATGCGACAAACGTCGTTGATGTAACAACGTATTTATCTTCTTTGACGCTAGGTACTGCATTGCCAGTAGCATCTGGCGGCAGTGGTGCAGCAACCTTGACGGGCGTTTTAAAAGGTAACGGCACATCAGCTTTTACTGCGGCTACCGCTGGTACAGACTTTGTGGCTCCCGGCGGTGCATTAGGCACTCCAAGCTCAGGCACGTTGACTAATACTACTGGATTGCCTTTAACTACGGGTGTCACAGGTACATTGCCAATCGCTAATGGCGGCACAAACTCAACAACAACTCCAGTTGCTGGCGCTGTGCCTTACGGAACTGGCACTGCGTATGCGTTTACTGCCGCTGGTACTGCGGGTCAAGTGTTAACAAGTAATGGTGCTGGAGCGCCTACATGGTCTGCGGCATCGGGTGGTATTTCAACAGGTAAGGCCATTGCGATGGCGATGATTTTTGGATTCTAAGGAGCTTTAAATGGCAAACCCTAATATTGTTAGCGTAGTAAGCATTTACGGAAACGTAGGCTACGTTATTCCTTCGGTGGCAGCTACTGCCACTACTTCGTGGACGTATGACGGCACGACTGCTCTTACTGGTTTAAAGCCAGCTACAGGTACAGTTAACCGTATTACGTCTATAACAGCGTCGAATACGACATCTAGTGCTGTGACTGCAACGATTGCTATTGGCAACAATGGTACGTTCGGTTCAGCCACTGTAGTTACGTATCCTGCGTATCAGATTTCAGTGCCGCCAAACGCGACGCTAATTATCATTGACAAGACTAACTCGGTGTACGTCACTGAGAATCAGTCTGTTGCTGCTTATTCTGGTACTGCGAGTGCGCTGACATTCACAGCGACGTTTGAACAGATCACCTCGTAAGGTCTAACATGGGACTTCGTTATCCCGGTGGTTATGTCACGGCGACGTTTAATCCGCTTGCCTACACTACGGCTGCGTCTAACCTGCTAGTTGTTGCTGGGGGCGGCGGGGGTGGCTATATAGGCGGCGGTGGCGGTGCGGGTGGAGCGCAGCTTGCTTCATTTGGTTATGTAATAGGCACAACGTACAGCGTTACTATTGGTGCTGGTGGTGCGGGGGGAACTTCTGGAGCGAGGGGTACAACAGGCTCTAATTCAGTTTTTACTGGCGTTACTTCTACTGGCGGTGGTGGCGGCGGGACGAATACTGGCGATAACTCCATCGCAGCAGGTCTATCTGGGGGTTCGGGCGGGGGCGGTGCATCGGTAGGTGGTGGCACTCCAAGCGGAGCTTCTGGGACATCAGGTCAAGGAAATAGCGGCGGCTCAGGAAACATATCTAGCCCTTATCCTGCGGGTGGCGGCGGCGGAGCAGGTTCTGCTGGGGGTGTTGGATCAGGCAGTGTATCTGGCAACGGCGGCAACGGCATAGCTACTACAATTACTGGCGCTCAAACGTATTACGCAGGTGGTGGCGGTGGGGGTAGTCGTTCAAGTGGCACGACAACGGGCGGTATTGGCGGCGGGGGTAATGGTTCGCCAGACTCAACAACGGCTTCTGCTGGAACGGCTAACACAGGCGGTGGTGGCGGTGGGGGTGGCTTAACCGCAAACGGTGGTGCTGGCGGTTCAGGCGTAGCTATCGTTCGTAGCGGCAGAGCAGCAGCTTCTTTCACAGGTTCACCTACAATTACTAACGTCGGTAGTGACTTTGTATATACATTCACTGGTAACGGAACAATTACATTCTGAGGTTGATATGGCGCACTTTGCAAAGCTTGATGACAACAACGTGGTGCTAGAAGTCAACGCACTTAATAACCATGAGCTAGTCACCAGCAAAGATACGGTAGACGAGAACGGCAACGTAGTCGTGTCTCTGGTTGAGTCTGAAGACAAGGGTATTGCGTTTCTAACCTCATGGTCAGGCGGTCATACTAATTGGAAGCAGACAAGCTACAACGCTACATTCCGAGGCAAGCTGGCAGGTATTGGCGACACGTATGACCCAGTAACTAATTTGTTTGTGGCTCCTGTAGTGGTGCAGCAAGAGGTTCCTGCTGATTTGCCTACGATGGATTTGAACGTGTTAGAGACTCAGCCAGAAGCCGCTATTACGTCACAAGCGGTGGTTGATTTATCCTCAACTGACTTACCTGCATTGAACAGCAGCGATGTGGCTGCATTGACTTCAGAACAAATAACGGGGCTATAAAATGCCACAATACAATGGTGTATGGACGCTAGAGGCGCAAGCTCAAGCTCAGTCTAATCAGCAATGGGTAACTGACCCTAATTTCAAGAACACGACGCTGCTGTTACAAGCAGACGGTACAGGCAGCGGCTCACAAAATCAGACTTTCTTAGACGGTAGCACCAACAACTTTTTCATCACAAGAAACGGTAATACTACCCAAGGTTCGTTCTCGCCGTTTAGTCAGGCTCCGGGGTACTGGAGTAATTTTTTTAATAGCACTGCTAATTACTTGACGGTTCCGTACAATTCAAATTTTTTATGGTCTACAGGAGCCAGAACGTATGAGGCTTTTGTTTATGTTACTTCAGTAGCAGCAAACAATGCAATTTTTGGACTCACGAATTTAAGTTCTTCAAATACTTGGGAACTTTACATAAACACTTCAAGCCAAGTGGTGTTTAGATACTTTGCTGGCGGCGTACAAACAGTAACAACAACCACAACCGTCCCATTAAATACATGGGCGCACGTAGCTTTTGTTTATGATGGAACAAGCGCCATTACTATTTATATCAATGGTGTAAGCGCAGGGACAGGAACAATAACAGGAACGCCTGTAACGGACAATAATCAACTATGTATTGGTAGAACTGATGTTGGTAGTGCTGGAAATGTTACATTAAGTGGATATATTAGTAATGCTAGGTTCACTTCTGCTGTTGTTTATACAGGCGCGTTTACGCCACAAACCACACCACTAACAGCCATAACAAACACATCACTGCTTACTTGTCAGTCAAACCGTTTTGTTGATAATAGTGCTAGTCCTGCAACGATAACTGCTAACGGCACTGTATCCGTCCAAGCCTTCGGCCCTTTCGCTCCTGCGCTGCAATGGACACCAGACGTAGTAGGCGGGTCTGGGTATTTTGATGGTAGTGATTATTTGTCGTTAGCTCCGGGCGCTGCGTTTGCGTTTGGTACTAGTGACTTTACTGTTGAAACTTGGTATTACCCAACATCTACTCCAACAGATGACTACATAATTGAGGCACGTAATTCAAGTCAGACAAATACTTGGACGCTTAATTTTGCGTATAGCGGCACTAATGGGCAATTGAATTGGGGTTACAACGGCACAACTTTGATTGCAGCAACTACAAACGATACAGTTAAGCCATATATTTGGAGCCATATTGCATACACTAGAACAGGCACTACAGGAAGTTTGTATGTAAATGGTGTGAGGGTTGGAACAGGAACTGATAATACAAACTATACGGTATCGCCAACAACGTCCTATATTGGGTGCAGGTTCAGCCAACAAAATTTTGCTGATGGTTATTTCTCTGGTATGCGCGTTGTAAATGGGACTGCTCTATACACAGGGGCATCTTATACAGTCCCTACTACGCCGCCAACCGCTGTAGCAAACACATCACTACTCCTCAACTACACCAACGCCGGTATATACGACGGCAAGATGGGTAACGTATTAGAGACAGTAGGCACAGCACAGGTAGCGACAAGCCCTGTGAAGTTTGGTAGCGGGAGTATGTACTTTGGTGGAACGGGAACGTACCCGTCATACGCTACTAGTAATCTTGTTGGCCCAGCAAATGCAGGTTTTTATAACTTCGGTACTAGTAACTTTACTATTGAGGCATGGATTAACCTTAGCGTAACTACGACGGGTAGAGTTATTGTGTCTAGTGGGTACAACGCTGATACAGGTGCTGGCGGGTGGACATTTACTTATCGAGGAGACATAAGCTCTCTTTCTTTAAGTGTAAACGCTAACGTCGTGTATTCAAAATCATGGTCGCCATCTGCAAATATTTGGTATCACGTTGCAGTTACTAGGGCTGAAAACATTCTTAGATTTTTTGTTGATGGTGTGCAGATTGGAACAACTAGTACAAGTACAGATAATATTACTGGGTCATCAACTATTGTGGTAGGGGGTAATAGTGGTGGCACTAATTTGAATTTCTTTGGTTACATCGACGACCTACGCATTACTAGAGTAGCCCGTTACATAGCAAACTTCACGCCTCCACAACAGGCCTTACCGAGACAATAAGGAATAGAAGATGAGTGACAAATATCCCGGTGGGTTCGTAACGGCTGGTGCGCCAGCAGGGTTCTCTGTTGCGTTTAACGGAAGCAGTGATTACTTAACTACAGCAAATAGCCTTGGCATTAATAACTTTGGTACAGGCGACTTTACTATTGAGTGTTGGGTTAATTTTAGTGTAGTGGGTAATGGGCAATTTATTTCTGCTGGTTCTGGCGGTCAAGCAAATGCGTATTATTGGCAGTATTATAGTTCTCAGCTTCAATTAGGCGTGCAAGGAGGGTCAAGCATAACAGTAGCTAGTTGGACCCCTGTTGCTAACACTTGGTATCACGTTGCAGTTACAAGAAGCGGGACAAACGTCTATCAGTTTGTTAATGGCGTACAACTAGGAACTACAGCAACGTCATCTCAAAGTTTTGCAGATGGGCCTACCTATATTGCTTATGGTGGCGCAGGGTATTTCAATGGGTATATATCTAATGCAAGAATTATTAAAGGCACGGCGCTATACACAACTACGTTTACACCGCCAACCCAGCTATTTCCAATAACTAACACTACGCTATTGACTTGCCAAAGTCCGACGTTCATAGATAACAGCACTACCGCAGCAACAATTACACAAAACGGCTCACCAAAGGTCAGCAACTTCACACCGTTTGCTGGATACCAAGGATTCAACCCTGCGCTTGGTGCTGCGGCTGGTGGTGTATGGACAATAGACGAATCTGCGTATTACCAACAGAACCGCCTGTGGCCCATCTACGACCCGTACTTTAATCAGACCACGCTGATGCTGCATGGTAACGGTACTAACGGCGCACAGAACAATACGTTCTTAGATAGCTCGGTTAACAACTTCACGATTACTAGGAATGGCAACACGACCCAAGGTACGTTCACGCCTTTCTCACAGACGGGGTGGAGTAATTTTTTTAATGGTACAACTGATTACTTATCTAATACATCGTTAACTAATTTCTTGTTTACTAGTAACTTATCTACAATGTTTGCCACTTTTGAAGCATGGGTTTACCCAACTTCATGGAATAACATTAGTGGTTATGGGCATAATCCACTGTGGGGAAATAACGGAACCTATGCAACTTTTGGTTTTTACAATGGCGCGTTGCAATTTACAAGAGGCTCCGCGCAAACAATTACTTCTACTAGCTCTATTTCTTTAAATACTTGGTCGCATGTAGCGGTAACAATTAATCAGAGTACAGTTACGTTTTATATTAACGGCGTTAGTGCTGGAACTGGAACTTTAACAGCGGCATTAGGAACTAGAGGAACAGATTTTATTGGTCACCAAAATGGAACTGGCAGTTATTTTGCTGGATATATTTCAAACTTTAGGATTTCAACTAACGTAGCGTATACAACTAATTTTACGCCAAGCACTGTGCCGTTAATTGCAACTACTGGAACCCAAACACTAACTTGCCAAGACAATCGTTTTGTGGACGATAGTGCTAATAACTTTGCTCTTACAGTAAGCGGCACGCCATCCGTCCAAGCCTTCTCCCCGTTCGTCCCTGCATACATCACACCTACGACGTTTAGCAACTATTTTGATGGTAATGGGGATTATTTAACCGCTAGTGGAGCTAACTTAGCATTAGGCGCTGGAAACTTTACGGTTGAAGGTTGGGTTTATTTAACTGGCTATAACGGTGGCGCAGCAGCTTATACAGGCATTGGTAGTTACCCAGACAGTACGGCATTGATGTTTTATATAAATGCTTCAGGCGGTTACGCTGTAAATGTGGGTTCGTCAGACATCATAACTACTGGTACAGCGCCTCTTAACACATGGATACATTTTGCTATTGTTAGGTCAAGCACTGGGTCAAATGGTCTAACGCTATATATCAACGGTATATCCGTTGCAACCGCAACTTCTGCCACAAACTTTACAAGCACAAATGCTGTTATCGGCAGAACAGGCGTTAGTACAAGTAGTAACCTTATGCTTGGTTGCCTATCTAATATTAGGGTTCTTGTTGGAACTGCGCTTTACACAGCAGCCTTTACGCCGCCTACAGCACCATTGACTGCAGTATCCGGCACTCAATTATTAACCTGCCAGAGCAGCACGTTCATCGACAACAGCACTAACAACTTCACCATCACGGCTAACGGCAACGTCCAGCCAGTAACATCCCCTACGCCATTCCCAGCGAAGGTAGATACAACCACATTGAACTCTGCCTACAGCACATCACTGATAGGTGGTAGTGGCTACTTTGATGGTACGGGGGATTATTTAAACACTCCTACTGCTAACACAAGTTTACAGTTTGGCACGGGGGATTTTACTGTTGAGTTTTGGGCGTACCCAACAAATTTAACTGGCTCTACTGGTATTGGTTCATCACAAATTATTTTTGCGTCGGCTGGCGCTTCTTCTTTTATGTGCAGTATATGGACAGGCAATGTTCATACCGTAAAAGCGGACGTTGCCGACCTTTATGATTTTGCTTCAACCGCAGTTCGGCAAGGCAATTGGTTCCACGTAGCAATATGCCGAGCAAGTGGGTCAATGAAATGTTTTGTAAACGGCGCTCAAGCTGGATCGACAACCGCAGATACTACTGATTATAGCGGTACGGGAGTGGGAGCTATTGGCGCTAACTACAGCGGTGGTTATAACTTTACTGGGTATATTTCTGGGCTACGGGTACTTAAAGGTACTGCTTTATACAACGCAAACTTTGCACCAGCGGTAGTGCCACCTACGCCTTCTAATCTAACCAATAACGGTACGCAGTCAGGAACGCTTACGTTTGTAGTAGGTAGTGATGCGCCAAATACGTTGTACTACGTTTGCCAAAACCATTCAGCAATGGCAGGAGTTATTAATATAGTTAACTCAGGAACGTATGAAAAAGTTTATGCAGTATCTGCCAATGGCTCGAGCAACTATGTAATAAATGGTTCGTCTAATCCTACCCTGACATTGGTAAGAGGCGAGACGTACACGTTCAATGTTAACGCTACTGGTCATCCTTTTTGGATTACAAAGGCTTCTGGTGCGTACAGCGCAGGAAATGTATATCTAGGAACCACGCTTCTTACCAACTTCACCAACGGCGCTATCTTTGATAACACGGCTAAGAACGTATTGGAGACTGCTGGCGGCGCTGCGCTTAGTTCTACACAAGCGAAGTACGGTACGACGAGTATGTATTTTGATGGCGTAGGAGATTGTTTAATATCCCCAGCTACGCCTAATTTTTTGTTTGGCGGTGACTTTACTGTAGAGGCTTGGTTTAACCGAGACAATGGAGCTGATGGTTCTATTTTTGTAATGAATACAAGCGGCGTAAGTTATTTTGCTTTAAATGTGGCTTCTACTGGATACAGTGTTTATTTAAATGCCACAGGGCCAAATTTTAGCCCAGCAGTAACCTTGTCAAACAACACTTGGTATCATGTTGCTGTAGTAAGAAGTGGTTCAACTGTAACGCTTTATCATGATGGTACAAACATTGGTACTGCATCTAATTCTTCGTCGCTTGGTTCAGCATCCGTTGTGGGTTATGTTGGTGGAATTAATGGCGGTTTAAAGGCGTACATTGACGACCTACGCATCACCAAAGGCGTAGCGCGTTACACCACAAACTTCACTCCACCAACGTCACAGTTGCAAGACCAATAGGGGGATGAAATTGATCCACTAACCATCCTAGCTGTAGCAAAAACCGCAGCCGCTGCAATACGTAAAGGCTGTGAGATGTACCAAGAGTACAAAGCGCAGGGGATGGAGCTAGTAGATGCGTATGGACAGGCCAAGGATGTCGTTGCAGATTTAAGCGGACACCTTGGCAATTTCTTTAAAGCGCATGAGCAGTTAGAGAAGCACGTACACGAAGAAGAGCTAAAGGTAAAGAAGGCGCGTGACCCTGAGTTGTCCGTGAACCAAGAAGCCTTTAATAGAATCATGGCTCAAAAGGAAATGCAACGGCTAGAAACAGAGCTGCGCGAGACATTAGTCTACCAAGCACCTAAAGAATTGGGGGCTATTTGGACAGAATTTGAAGCAATGCGTGATAGGGTAAAAGCGGAAAGAGCAGAGATACAACGTCAGGAAGTAATAAAGCAACAGGCGGCTCAATGGCGACGGGACTATATAAAAAGAAAAATCGCGGAGCAAATGACGCTGGTAATCGCGGTAGTGTTCATAACGTGTTGGTTCCTATGGCTAATGATCCTAATCAGAATGAGCCACACGTACCGTGGAGCTTACTCATCACCGTCCTTGTTCTGTGTATTGTGCTAGTCCTAGTGTTGCCGGTGATGGGTATTGCTTACATGGACATGAATAACGCTACGATTGCAGCGATGGAAGAAATACGAAAAATGCGTGAGTTACGCGCCAAGATATTAATGGAAATGAAGGGGGAACAGTAATGGCGGATAACGAGCAAAAAAAACCGGATACATCAGCAGAAAATATATTTCGCGTTGAAGGTGGTAAATACATCCACAACAACGTAGAAATTAATAAAGACGAATTTGATAAACGAAAAGCTGAAGCCGATGCTGCTATTCGTTCTGCACGCCCGGCTCCAAAAGAAAAACCGCGTTCAACCGCAGACCGTAAAGCAGCTGCGTTTTCTGAGTTAAAAAAAGGCGGCGAAGTTAAGTTTGCTTCAGACCGTGTAAAACGTATAGATGGTATTGCACAGCGAGGTAAAACGAGAGGACGGGTTGGATAATGCTGACACTACTTTCAACGCTTGTTAGTTTTTTGATGGGCGGCTTGCCCAAGATACTAGACGTTTTCCAAGACAGACAAGACAAGTCCCATGAGCTAAAGCTTGCCCAGATGCAAATCGAACGTGAGCTACAACTAGCCGCCGCAGGGTACGTAGCCCAACAACAGATAGAAGCCATTAAGCTAGATGAGATAAAAACCCAAACTGCTTCTGCGGAGAAAGTCTCTCTAATCGACGCACAACAAGCGGAGATAAGTGCCATCTATGCCCACGATACTGCCCTTAGTGAAGGCACAAGCAAGTGGATGAAAGATTTCCGCGCTAGTGTGCGCCCCGTAATTACTTACGGGTTCTTCTTCCTACTGGTTGGTATTGACGGCGTGTTGGCGTACAAAGGCTTGACTAGCGGCGTGGACTTTGTGCAGTTAGCTGACCAGCTTTGGGATAACGAAACTCAGGCGCTCTTCGCTTCGATTATTGCGTTCCATTTCGGTGGACGGGCGTTTGGGAAATGATTAGCCCCAAAGCCTTAAATATGATCAAGCACCACGAGGGGGTAAGGATTAAACCTTACCGATGCCCTGCACGACTTTGGACGGTAGGAGTAGGGCATGTGATTGACCCTAATCATGCGAAAGTACCGTTTGAAGAGCGTAATAATTTGGCAATCCCAGAGGGCTGGAACCGAACATTTACAATGGGAGAGGTAGATGCCATACTTGCAAAAGACCTTGAGCGTTTTGAACGAGGAGTTTTTAAATATTGTCCTAGCGCTGGTAGTCGCCAAGCTTGGTTGGACAGTCTGGTCAGTTTCAGTTTTAACCTAGGTTTGGGTACGCTACAACGTAGCACACTGCGGCAGAAACATAACCGTGGCGACTACGAAGGCGCTGCCAACGAACTTTTAAAGTATTGCAAAGCCGGTGGAAAAGTCCTACGAGGTCTTGAAAACCGTCGCAAAGACGAACGCGCACTATATCTTAGCTAAGTAAAAGAGACTTTAATGTACCTAACTAGCAACATACCTTACTTTAAATGCTGGGTTAGAAAAGAGTTTACTAATGGTCATCAAAAGTACCATGGTGAATTCATACACGCATTAGCTGTTGCTGTTACTACCATGCCTGACCGGTCTTTGAGCTTTCAGGTTATTTTTACCGGATGTGAAGCAGACGACGGAAGTCAGCCAAATGTCCATGGCGGGGCAATGTGGGCACGGATGCCACTTACTGCGCTAGTGGGCGATATACCTTTGGAGGTATGGCCCGAGCGTATGCAAACACATCTTGCACAGCCTTGGGATTGCAATTCTTACAACCACACAATTATCAGCATCGATCGTGCAAAACCTTCGCCTTGGCTATGTAAGATCAATAATGAGTTCCACACAGGCCGATATTTGTTTACAGTAGATTATGCCGAGAGTGAGGTGTCGGAAGACCCTTCTCAACATAAGCAAAGCCATGTATTAATATTGACAGATGCAGGCAAGTGGACAGGCAATGTAGTAGCTTTACCTAACAATCGTGTGCGTGTCACTAGCCCAGCGTACTGGGTCACGGGCGAAGGAGCACCTGATTTTCGACCCAGCCAATGGATTCAGTGTGCCGAGCAGGATGATTCATACATGGACCCCGAGGCTACTTTTAATAATTTGTACAAGGAGTAATAGCATGACAAAGTCGAAGATGATGGCAAGCGGTGGCATGATGCAATCAAAGATGATGGCAAGCGGTGGCATGATGAAAAAAGGCTATGCAGCAGGCGGTGCGGCGATGCCCATGGTCATGAAAGACGGTAAAAAAGTTCCGAAATTTGCTGCTGATGGTAAGGGCAAGATGGCAAAAGGCGGTATGGTTAAATCAAAAATGGCTGCAGCTGGTGGCATGGCTAAAGCAAAAATGACTAAGAAGAAATAATCATGGCAACGAAACCCGGTCTTTACGCCAATATTGCAGCAAAGAAAAAACGCATCGCTGCTGGTTCTGGTGAAAAAATGCGTAGCGTAGGTGCAAAAGGCGCTCCTACAAAAAGTGATTTTATTAATTCAGCAAAAACGGCTAAACCTAGAAAAATGGCAAAGTCTCGTAAAGGGTGAGTAAATGGCAAAGTCTCCGGCATGGCAAAGAGCAGAAGGGAAAAGTCCGGCGGGTGGTTTAAACGCGAAAGGACGCGCTTCGGCCAAGAAGCAGGGGATGAACTTAAAGCCTCCTGCCCCTCACCCAAAGACCAAGGAATCCGCTGGTCGCAAAGCATCGTTTTGCGCTCGTATGACGGGAATGAAGAAGAAGTTAACGTCAGCAAAGACAGCCAAAGACCCGAATAGCCGTATCAACAAGTCGTTAAAAGCGTGGAATTGCTAATTACCTTGAAAAATAAATGGCTTATCTAAGACTAACTTTAAAGCCCGGTATTGATAAACAAAATACCGAATACGGCGCAGAAGGCGGATGGATCGATGGCGATTACATCCGCTTTCGCTATGGCCTGCCTGAAAAGCTAGGTGGCTGGACGCAGTTTGGAGACACGTTAGTTTATTTAGTAGGAGTAGTTAGCGAAGTTTTTTCATGGAATTCGTTAGAGGGTGTACCTCATCTTTTGGTTGGAACTACACGTAAGCTGTATGCCTATGTGGGTGGCACATGGGGAGATGTAACGCCGTTGAGGGTTACTACCGCAGCGGGAGACGTTACCTTTGCCGCGACTACCGGCAGTGATTTAGTCACGGTAACGGACTCGCTTCATGGAGCCATTAACGGAGATTTTGTCACCTACAGTGGAGCAGTAAGTCTAGGCGGAAATGTTACCGCTACTTATCTCAATCAAGAGTTTGAAATCCAAGAAGTATTAACCACAAGTACGTACAAAATTAAAATAGGTGTAACCGCTAATGCTTCAGACAGCGGCAATGGTGGTGGGGCTGTTGTAGGTAAGTACCAGATCAACATCGGCTCCGCCGTTAACTATTTTGACTACGGTTGGGGAACGGGTACTTGGGGTCTATATTCGTGGGGAACACCGCGTCCTGCTTCAGCTGGTTTAACGCTCACCTCGCGGGTGTGGCAGTTAGATACTTTTGGCGAAGATGTAATTTGTCAGATCGTAAGTGGTGGCATCTATTTGTTTAATACCAGTGCGGGCGTGGTAAACAATCGTGCTACTGCAATTGCGGGTGCGCCTACTAAAAGTGAATACGCATTAGTGTCTACCCCAGACAGGCACCTTGTTTGTTTTGGTACCGAATCAGTTATCGGTGACCCCACAACGCAAGACCCAATGTTTGTTCGCTTCTCTAATCAAGAGGACATAAACACGTTTGCTGAATCCGCTATTAACACAGCGGGTGGTCAACGTTTAACAGACGGCAGTACGATTGTTACGGCATTCCGTTCTCGCGGACAAATTATCATGTTAACGGACACCTCCATACATGGCATGCAGTATGTGGGTCCTCCTTACACGTTTGGTTTTCAACAGTTAGGAAGTAACTGCGGGTGTATTGGACCGCATGCCGGAGCTGACGTTAATGGCGTGGCGTTTTGGATGGGAACTGAAGCTTTTTACATGTTTAACGGTACGGTAAATAAGCTTCCAAGTACGGTTCAAGATTATGTGTTTAAAGATATTAATCTTGTTCAATCCACTAAAGTACACATAGGCATTAACTCTCAGTTCAACGAAGTAACGTGGTGGTATTGCTCCGCAACGTCTGACTACCTTGATCGTTTTGTTACGTTCAATTATCTAGAAAATGTCTGGTCCATTGGGTCAATGGCAAGAACATCATGGGTGGATATTGGTACTTACACTAAGCCCATTGCCTCTGAGTATTTACCTAGTAGCACTGCTGCTTCTATCTCTACTATTTATGGTTTAACAGCCGGTCGCTCGGTCTTGTATAACCAAGAGGATGGGAAAAATGGCAACGGCTCACCGATCACGTCGTACATCACATCAGGTTATTTTGACATTGGTGACGGCGACAGCATGTTGTACATGCGTCGTTTTATTCCTGACTTTAAAAATCAAATCGGGGATTTAACCGTACACCTGTTGTTACGTGCCTATCCTCAAGCAACAGCAAGTCCTAGTTCATTAGACCCGTACATTATTACGCCTACTACTGAAAAGGTAGATACTAGGGCACGTGGCAGGCAGATTAGTTTGCGTATTGAAAGTTCTGCGCTAGGTGATAACTGGAGATATGGCACCTTGCGTGTAGACATACAACCGGATGGTTTGAGATGAGTAAGATTACTAACGTTCGTCTGCCGAATGCGGCAGCGGGCGATTACAATCCGGACCAGATAAACCAGCTTATCCGCTCGTTGGAACAAGTCATTCTTCAGCTTAATAGTACGTACACCCCGATAGTTACGGAGAACAAAGATGCGGCGCTTACATGGTATGAAGCGGGTTAAGTAATGGCTAATAAATACCTACGAAAATACTCAAATCCTGCGGCTGCGACGGAAACGACGATCTATACCGTTCCGGATGCCAACACAGGTATTTTGCGGTCGTTACGAGTAACTAATTTTGGGTCGTCAGGTAGCGCAACAATTACGGTTATCCAATACGTAGGGGCGACAGCAAATTATTTGTTAAAAGGATATACGCTGGCGCACAGCACTACGTTTGACGTGTTTAACGGAATACCGTGCATCGTAGAAGCGGGGGACATTATTAAAGTAACATCCTCCCATGCGAATGTGACTTTTTATTTAAGCTATCTAGAAGTAGACAGAAACTAATGATTTATCACATAATTCTAGCCAACTTCGCGTTTGTAACGCGCGGCCCCGTGCGGCCATTGGCTACTTTTGAAAGGTACGAACATGGCTGACGCGATGCAGGGGATTATGTCCCTAGGCGCTGGAGCGCCCGAAGGTGCTCCACCCTCCCCTACTCCTGAAATTCCTCCAGAGGCGTTTCAAGGATTTTCCATGGCGCAGCAGGCAACAGGCGATCCGCGTCAAACAACAAAAGACATGATGGACTCCATGCAGGAGGCTGACCCTGAACTGATTTTACAGTTTAGGCAGACGCTTGCGTCCATTGATATGCCCGATGAGTTGATGGATGCCATGGGCAAGATGGTGGATTTAATCCTTTCAGACCCTTCGCGGTATGCAGAAATCCGTCAAGAACTTATAACAGAAGGTGTTCCAGAAGAACTATTACCTCCTGAGTTTGATCCTGCCTACTTCATGGCGTTTAACGTCGTACTAGATGAAATAGCTGAATCAAAATCTCCTGCAACACAAGGCTCTTCTATTCAAGCCTTTGCTAGGGGTGGCATTGCTACATTAAATCCGGTCATGCAAGGCGTTGCCAGCATGGGCCGCAACCAAGATACCCAACTAGCACACCTTATGCCTTCGGAAGCTCGTATGCTTCGCCGCTATGGCGGTTCGGGCGCTATGAATCCCCGTACAGGTCTTTCGGAATATGGGTTTTTAGGTAGCATTGGTAAGGCAATTGGCGGTGCTTTTAAATCGGCAGCAAAAGCGGTTACTGGCGCTGTTAAAGGTATCGTTAAAGGTGTAACGGGAGCCATTAAAAGCATTACGTCGAGCACTATTGGTAGGATGGTTTTAACCATCGGCGCTACGATGATATTGGGTCCAATGATAGCTCCTTATCTAGCCACAGTTGGTTTAGCGGGAGCTGCCACAGGTATTACAGCGGGCCTAGTAAGCACAGGTATTTCTTTGGCTACTGGTGCAAGCCTTAAGGATTCGTTAAAGCAGGGCTTAATTGCAGGCGTAACAGCGCAGGCCTTTCAGTATGGTTCAGATAAACTAGGCTTTAGTGCCGCTAAACCCGGACAAGGTGCTCCTGTTGTGGACAAAGCAGTAGTTAACGTTGACGGCAAACTAGTTAATGCAGCCGAATTCATAGATGATGCTGGTGGACCAGCTGTTACGGGTAAGGTTCCCAACGTACCTAGCATGACTCAAACCTCAGAACTAACTTCTAACACCGCCTTAACGTCTACGGGGGACGATCAGGTAAATGCCGCAAGGGATGCGATGTTTAGTAAAGCTAATGCAGCTAATGCAGCTCCTGCGCCAGTACGTGCAATTAGCGATTATCAATATAAGATTGATGCCTCGGGCAAGGCTATCAGCCCTAATTTAACAGGGTCCGAGCTTCAAGCAAAGATAGGTAATCTTCCTAATAACGTATACGAAACACCTGATATTCGTACGATAGCTGATTACCAAATGCCCCGTACACCGGGCGCTGGTGACTTAATTAAACAAGGTAAGTATGATGAAGCAGCTTCTTCGGTGTATAAGAGCACTTCAGATACTTTAGGCAGGGCATACGACACTGCAGCAGATGCGGCTAAAAGTGTTTATCAGGGTGGAAAGGATATTTATAAAGAATATCTTTCCCCAGCAGGCATTCAGTCGCGAGGTGCAGCCGACGCTATATTAGAGGTTCAAAATCAGTTTCCGGGTACTACGGTAGAGCAAATAAGAACGGCCCTCCCAAACTCAATCATAGGGGAAGCGTACAAAAACGCTCTTCCTAGCGCACTTGAAAAATACGCTCCGTTAGCCCTCGCGGGTACGGCAGCCGCGTATGGCTTGGGCGCGTTTGAAGGACAGCCTGCGGAAAAGCCTGAACCACCTACTTTAGGTAGCGATGTTTTTGCTGCTAATCCAAAAGATTATCTGGTCCCTCCCGGAGGCGTGGCTACTCAGTACTACGGCGGCGTTCAGGGCGCTCAATATGGTGCGCAAAGAATGAAAGCAGGTGGTATTGCAGACCTTCCTACTAAGTTTCCTCGTAAGAACGGTCCAATAAATGGCCCCGGCACTGGCACGTCAGACGATATCCCTGCCATGCTGTCTGATGGCGAGTTTGTCTTTACTGCCAAGGCCGTTCGTAACATCGGTGGCGGATCACGTAGATTGGGTGCAAAGCGCATGTACACCATGATGAAAGCACTTGAGAAAAGGAGTGCGTAATGGCTACTGAATATAACGTACAAACGGTACAAGAAGCCCCAGCTATTGAAGCGGCCCGATTAGGGCTAATGCAGTCTGCAAAGGACCTTGCAACTAAACCTATTGACCTGCCTGCCTACCAAGCAGCAGGCATGACAGAAACGCAGCGGCAAGCGTTAGATTTAGCTAAACGTGGGGTAGGTGCGTATCAGCCCTATATAAACGCCGCAGGGCAGAATATCGGAGCAGGAGCAGGCCTTACACAAGCGGCAGCGCAGGGTATTGGTGGGATTAATATCGCCCCTCAGTACCAGCAAGCGTATGGAATGATGGGAACGGGCGCGCAACAGGCACAGCAATCAGCACAGGCGATTGGCGGTGGCATGTACGGCTACGATCCTAGCCGTGCTGCTGCCTTTATGAATCCATATCAAGAAGCCGTAACGCAAAACGCCTTACGTGAGATGCGCCGTCAAGGCGATATTGCAGGTCAGGGACAAGCGGCACAGGCAATTCGTTCAGGTGCGTTTGGCGGAACTCGCGAAGGTGTGCAGCGCGCAGAATCAGAACGTAGTCTGCAAGATTTGATGCAACAACGAATCATGCAGGATTACTCGCAGAACTACGGTCAAGCGCAAGCAGCGGCACAACAGTCGTTTGAGGCGCAACAAGGCCGTCAGTTAGCCGGTGGTCAAGCGTTAGGTAACCTTGCCAATACCTACGGCCAATTAGGCCAAGGAATAGGCTCGTTAGCCGGTCAATACGGTCAGTTTGGCTTGCAACAAGGCACTGCATTGGGTCAGATGGGCGGCCAGTTAGGTCAACTAGGAGTACAGCAAGCTGGATTAGGTCAGTTAGGCAGTCAGTTGGGTCAAGGTGAGCAAGGATTCTTGTTTAATCTGGGTTCTGCTGAACAGCAAAATGCACAACAACAATTGGATGCGTTCCGTGCAACTCAGACGCAAAAAGCAATGTTCCCTTATCAGCAGTTAGCGTTTGTTTCTGACA